GATTCTCCACGAGATTCTTCAAATATCGCCGGATCTGCAACGCCTATGATTTCTTTCCGTTTTTTCTTCAAAAAAGGATCGTTCTCTTCTGTTTCTCTGATTGCCCTTGCCTGTTCGACCGGATCTGACATGATACCTGTGTTTGGTTCTCCTGTGCATCCGTAATATTCTTTTATCCTATATACCTTTCCTCTTTCGTCTACTGCATACCAGCCGACTGAAAACGGCTTCGAATATCCGAAATCGTAACCCCTGTACACCTTCCAGTGTTCCGGTATTCTGAATGGATTTATAACATGCGTCCATTTTTGATCATCATAATGCGCCGGATCATTCTTCCATTCTGTAAATACCTGCCCTTTGAAGCTGTCCCAGTTCCCATACAGATATGCATTTCTCTGTGCTTCCGGCATTGCTGCAAGATTTGCCAAATAGTTAGGATCGTTATTTAACAATGCTTGATTATCAAATACGCTGGAGGGTACAAAAATTCGTTTTCTGACAATCGTTATTGTCTTTCCATCCGGTTTTATGATTTCATATTTACCTTTTATCGGTGTTAATGGTGGCGCAGGTGTAATAAACCTGTCCTTTACCCACTGCATTCCTTTTCCGTCCGGATTGGCTGTAGCTCTCACGTAGCATCTGGTTCCAGGTCCAACCGGTCTATTTCTTGACACAAGATAC